CCTGCCCGATCTGATCCAGATGAAGTTCTATCCGATCGTCGTTGTGAACGGTGTAGTTCGTACGAACTACGTGCAGGAGGTCTACGGCTATCCAGAGATGGAAGCCGAGTGGCAGTCAACTCTCAGCGGAAAGCTGGACGGATATCTACCTCGTAGGTATACCCGGGAGTTGTGGCACAATGGTGAAAGATATACTATTTTCACCGAGAAGCCCGTCAGACTCAAGGCGACCATCCAGGCCGTCCTTGAACCTTTGAAGGTGAGGGTCATCTCAAAGGGGGAAGCAGTTCCTTACTACCTCGCGAAGCCCCTTCAGAAGGCTTTGCATGGAGTCATGCGCGAGATGGACTGTTTCCGTTTGATCGGTCGACCCTTGTGTCCGACCGACCTTTTTGACCTGGCACAACATCGTGTGCAGGGTGGCGAGGGTCAATACGAGTGGTTCTCGATTGATTACTCGGCTGCCACCGACAAGCTCAGTGCATATTTGAGCAGTCTCATTCTGGGGTACCTCGTGGAGGGCCAGAACCCGGCAATGGTCGCGATGTGGAAGGCAGTGCTTGCCCCACACCGTTGCCAGTATCCATTTCCGTTCAACCAGGAGGTTGAGCCCGTTGATCAAAAGAACGGCCAACTTATGGGATCGATTCTTTCGTTTCCTATTCTCTGCCTCGCAAACCTTGGTCTGTACCTGACGTTTGCCGAGAGGACAAGCGCTCTCTTCATGAGAAGCTCAAAGGGGTTCTTGTCAATGGAGATGACATGCTGTATGTCGCACGTCGATCACTGTGGTCTGACCACGTGGAACTTGGGAAGAAGGTTGGTTTGAGTATGAGCCCTGGAAAGGCCTACCACCACCCCGTCTATGCTAATGCAAACAGTGCCTGTTTCCATTATGATCTCGCTAACGAGCGATCAACACCCTTTTCTATTCCGTTTCTGAATAGCGGCCTTTACTTTGGACAGTCAAAGGTCATGGGTGGCACGGACGAATCCGAGGACGTTACCATAACGTCGACGATTAACCGACTGCTTGAGGGCGCACGCCCGGGCAAGCAGGTGCAGCTGGCAAAGCAGTTCCTGCACCGTCACTCCAAAGAGATCCTGGCGGAATGCCGAGGTCGAAATCTCTTTTTGCCGTGTTCCTTAGGCGGCATGGGAGTCAACCTTCCAACAGGTTTTGTGACCAAGATTACACTGGCACAACAAGTCGAAGCGACTGATCGTTGGAACTCCAATCCTTACCTGCATTTGACAGCAGGCCCGGCAATGGCGCCGGACATCCGTGAGGCCCCGCAAGTGTTGCGGGCTCCATGGTTGTGTGGCCTCCGCTTTGAGGAGGATGAAGATGGAGAGGTTGTGGCGGTTGGTTCTGAGAAGAAACAGAGTTCTCTAACCAATCATCGCAGAGTGAGATGGTTGTTGCAAACCAATTTCAAAG